ATGAGACCAGGTTGTTTGAGCTGACTAACGCCAACACTGACAGCGCCCGCGATATGAACGCCAAGGTGCAGGAATCCACCAATGCCTCTTGGCTGGCGAAGAACACGGCCTACGCGCTTGATCTCGGCATCGTCACTGCCACTATCTTTCTGGCGTGGTTTGCGTTTATCAAGGGCGTACCAGAGGCTAACAAAGAGCTTGTTTACATGGCACTAGGCTCGCTCATCACTATGTGCGGAACCGTACTGAACTTTCACCGTGGCTCCAGCCAAGGCTCCAAGGACAAGGGTTCTGAAATCTTGAAACTGAAAGACGCAAAATGAAAGAGAACTTTGACGCTGCCCTGAAAGCTATCCTCCACCACGAAGGCGGCTATGTTGACCATCCGGCAGACCCAGGCGGTCGTACCAATCTGGGCGTCACGCAAAAAGTCTGGGAAGAATGGGTAGGCCATCCCGTCGATGAAAAAACCATGCGGTCACTGACCCCTGAGATTGTTGCCCAAATGTACAAAGTTAAGTACTGGGACAAGATCAAGGGCGACGAGCTACCGTCTGGCGTGGATTACGCCGTGTTTGACGCTGCGGTCAACTCTGGGCCGGGACGTGCCGTCAAGTGGCTCCAAACGTGCGTGGGTGTAACCCCTGACGGTGGCATTGGCCCCAAGACTCTGGCTGCGGTAGCCAAGTTTGACCCTGCTGTGCTAGTCGAAAACTACAACAATCTCCGGTTGTCCTTCTTGCAGCACTTGCAGAATTGGGCGACCTTTGGCAAAGGGTGGGGCCGCAGAGTGGCAGAAGTGCAGACAGCAGCCACATCCATGATCGCCTAGGGTGTCTTTTGGTGAGGGTTTTTTGCCTCACCGTAGCCCTTGCACTTGTCAAGTTGAATTTTTTCCTCGGTTGAGAACCGGTGCAGATTGGCGCATTCGTATCGGCGCGTCACCACATTGTCTGCTTTGCGTGTCCTGGTCTCCTTGACCGCGGTCCACGCGCTGCACATCGGGCATGTCATGCTCACAGTAATTTCCTGATCTCTCTAATCTTGTCACGAGTTGTCGCCATATTGAACACGCTGTTCATCCTGAATGGCGTGTTGCGATTGACTTCACTGCGCCTACGATTCTCCCGCACATTGGGCTTGGGCCTTGGCTTATCCGTTTTGTCGCCCGCCGCATACACAGCACGAGGGTAACGTCTGGCATCGTCGTGTAGGTACACCCAGTTGGCAATGTGCAACCGTTTCTCGCCGGCCGTGGTGCGCTTGATCATGCGGTTCAGTACGGCGTGGGCATCGTATCGTCCGATGTCCGCGTAGTCGGCAAACTCCTGCGCTGTAATTTTGCCAAACTCAGCCAATGCACTCCAAACCTGCTTCACCAGAGCGCCTTTATTGTGGGGTTTTTTCATGATTGATGTGTATCACACATTTTTAGACAAGCGGTATTGCTTGACTGCGTTACGCAGCCCTGCTTGAGTTGTGGCCTTCTCGTCAAGTGCCAGTGCTTGCGCCTGGTCCAGTGTGTCTTGCATCAGGATGCGGTGGCACATAACGGGCGCCCCTTGGCCCTGCCGACGCACACGGGCGTTGAACTGCTCGTACAAGTCCAGTGACCAATTGAGGCCGTACCACACGAGGATGTGGCCGTTCTTCTGCAAACCGTCGATGCCGTGACCCATGCTGGCCGGGTGGCCAATCATCAGTTGGCAGTCGCCAGTCTTCCATCGGTGCATGGCGTTGGTTAGCGATGTTTCGGTCTTGCACTCGGTCAGGTTGATAGGCCGCAGGTCTTTGAACTTCTCCATAATCCTCTGGGCGTCAGAACGGTACGCATAGGCGCACAGGATAGGCGACCCTTGGGCCTCGTCGATGATGTCCTCTAGCGCGTCGAGCTTCATGTCATGCACTGGCTCCCACAGCGGCATCCCGGCAATGGGATACATGGCTCCATTGGAGAACTGCAAGCACTTGTTGGTCAGGGCAGCTTGGTTGAACGCTTCAACCTCTTTGCCGCTGTCCAGTACCATGAAAAACTCCTTCTCCAGCCTGTCGTACTTGGCCCGCAACTCGTCAGGCATCTCAATCTCGATGTTGTTGACAATCAGGTCAGGCAGCGGGTTGTAGTCCTCGGCCGACATCTCCAGTGTGATGTCTCCGATCAGTTTCTTGATGGTGTCCTCGGTGTCCTCGTAAGGCACCTCTTTGTATGGCCCGACCTTCTTGTAGAACCGGGTGCGGAACGCTGTCTTGCTGGTGCCTAAACGCTCACCCTTATCCACCACGAGGAATTGACCGTGGAGGTCTTTGTAGCCGTTGCTGGCAGGGGTGCCGGTCAGGCCTGTGGTCCAGTCAAACTGGTTTGCAATCTTGCGAAACGCTTTGACCCGGTTCGTGGCGCTGTTCTTCATTTTGCTGATCTCATCCCAAATGATCCCGTTAAACGGCATCGGGCGATCTTTCTTGACAAAGTAGGTTTGTAAGGTTTCAGCAAGCCAGCCGAGGTTCTCGTAGTTGATCAGGTAAACGTCAGCGGGGCGCAGCAGGGCGCGGGTGCGCTGGTCCTTGGTGCCCGCCACCATGCTGAACTTGAGGTGCTTAGTATGCTCCCACTTCGCAGCCTCTTGACGCCAGACAAGCCGGATGACGCGGATGGGGGCTACGATGATCACGCCGCGCAGGAAGCTGGTACGGATCAAATGGGCCAGCGTGGTCAAGGTGATCACGGTCTTACCCAGCCCCATGTCCAGCCACAGCATCGAGTTGGGGTGCGTGGACTGGAAGTTGACGGCTTTTTGCTGGTAGCCGTGGAGTAAGTCAGGTGTCAGCATTCAACCCCCATTGAGCGGCCATTGCGTCTGCAATACCTTGATAGGTTGTGCTTCGGAGTTTCCATCTGTCGGCAGATGGGGGAAGGTAATGCAATCTCTCTCTCTCTCTCTTTGGCAACTGCATCATTTCGTCTTTGACATTGTTGGTGGGCTGAAGCAACGGAAGTCCTTCAAGCCAAAGACAAGTAGCTTTTTGCTCCATGTGTCCAAACATCCAAGGTTGGACAACTTGACTTTGTTTTCGACCGATGCGTTCTCTAGCGTATTTGTGCTGGATTGGATTTTCTATGCACTTGCGTGGAATTGAACATTCCATCAGTGCTTTAAAAAATGCAGCACCTTCGTCAAGCAATGCCCAACGAGAAGGGTCTTTGTGTAACCAGCAAACGCCTGAGTTGGTCAAATAAGTACACGGTGGGTGAGCAATCAATAAGTCCCAATCCTGATCAATGATGTCAAAAACATCACCTTGATAGTGATGCCCAGGTACATCAGACGGCAGCAAATCGCACGACATGACAAAGTGACCCATTTTTGTAAAAGCATCGCGGACTCGTCCACTATATTCACAGGCAACAAGAATTTTCATACCGCCACCATCATGTCAATCACCATCTTGCCGCTGTCCACGTTGTCCACCACGAACACGTTGACCTTGTGGCCCCGCAGTCGGTTGTGTTCACGATCCTGGGCTTCAGTGGGCTTCTGACCCCCACGCTTGAACTCGATAAAGAAGATTACACCATCGGGCCGCACAAACATGCGGTCAGGTACAGCAGCGCGGGCGGGGCTGGTGAACTTGTAAACCAGCACGTTCTTGGTCTTGGCGTAATCGCAGACCTTGGCCTCAATCTGTTTTTCCAGCACGGCGGTTCTCCAGTTCGATCAGCAACTCGATGTAGTGTTTGGCCTTCTCAAGATCGGCGATACCGTTCTTCTTGCGCCAGCGACTTACGTACTTGATCACGTTGCCTTCAAAGTACCCAATCGCGTTGGCGTAGATGTACTCGACTGGCTGAATCGGCAAGTCCTTGTAGTGGTTGCCAGCAACCTGTTTAGTCAGTGCGTCAAACGCCTCATCTTCTTCCATTGTCACTTTAAGCTCAGACATAGTTTCTCCACTTCTCTGACGTAATAATCAAAATCGACTGGCAGCTTGCCAGCGTCCCTGATGTCGTTGCAGGGCTGCACACCCCATCCAGACTCGACAGCAAACTTGCGCCACTGCTCGGGCTTCTTTGCAAGGGGTGGCATGTACTTGACCAACTGCCCACCACCCTCGGCCACGTAGTAGCGCGTTATGTTTTGAAGCTGCGATGTCACGCCATCACGCTCAAGGCCTAGCCGACTCGACCGGGGCACTTTGGTGCGCAGCATGAAGTCCATGATGTCAGGCCACTGCTCCACGGTCTGCCTGATTGGCGCCCCTTCGACCAGCACCTTCTCGGCCACCTTGGCAATCACAAGACCACCGGCGTTCTGGTGCCAGTCCATGTCGTACTCATAAGCACCCTTGCGCTTAGTGCTGCCGTTCTCAAACACGCCGATGTAGTTGTTGACATCGCGCACCATCATGGCCTTGTATACAGCCTCCTCAAGGTTCAAGCCGGTGCGCGACTGCCATGCAGCGCGGGCCAGATCGACCAGCATCTTGTGGCTGCGGGGTACACGCACTGTCAGGCCATCGGTGTTGACCTGAATCAGGCGTAAACCGGGGATGTACATCAACCCCTCGGCCAGCAGGCACAGCAGCAGTTGACCGTTGAGCGTGATGCTCATGGTGAACAGCGGGTCGTAGAACACGCTGAACTGGTTGTTGCTGTCACCGTACACACCGTTCAACGCCAGCTTCAGCATCGCGCTTTCTGCCGACTTCTTGGGGTAGGACTTGCGCTGTTCGAATAGGTGCTTGTAGATGCTGACAAACTCTTTGCCGAGATGGGCCGGGTGAAACCCATTCGTGATTGCCAGGTTTGGATAGTATGAAGTGACATCCAAGTCCACGATGACGTGCTCACTGTCAGACTCGACGACTTCAGACTCGATGGAGCCGTGGATTCCTCCAAGGCCGAATACAAAATTAAATCCATTGATTGTTGCTGTGAGGTCCGTGAAGACCCCCTTGGTTTCGGTGATGGTCTGAGCTTTGAGCCAGTTCATCACCCGGTTAAATTCAGGATGCTCGAAGTTAATCCACGGCAGGATGGCGTCCTTGAGCGCGATAACTGGGCGCTTGGTCTGCCGAGGGGTGCGCCCCTTAGAGCCGAAGTCGTAACAGGCGACACCGGCTTCTTCCAACTTCATGGTGAAGTAGTCTTTGCCAATCTTGGTGTCGTTGTGGTTCATGAAGTCACGCTGGTACTTGCGCGTCAGTTCTTCACGGAAGTGGATCATGTCAAGCGTGTGGTGATAGAACGCCTTGGTCTGCGCCACATCATGTTTGTTGTACTGCTTGAGCACTTCGATCTGCTCACGGTTCAACATGGTGCCTACGGGGAACGGAAGGTCCTCAATCGTGTCGCTGCGCATGTTGAACTCCAGCACCTTGAGGCTGGTAGCGCGGGCCTTGTTGTCAAAGTGGTGGATTTTGAACAAGTCGATCTGCTGCACGAAGCGATCAGACGGGTTGACCTGGTGTGCCCATTTGCTGTCGTCATCTTGCGACTTGATGATTGCCATTGCCTTTTGGTACAGGGTGTTGGCATCGCTGTGACCCATGCGAACAAGGGTATGAATCACAGGGTAATCGAATCCCAGGTTATTGAAGCCGACCATGCGGGCATCGGTGTCTTTCAAATACTGGAGAAACGCGACGATCTCACGCGAGTCGTTGCGGTGATCGCTGATCTCAAACATCCAGTGAAGTGGCGCGTCTGCGTGTTCCACCGCCAACGTAAACACGTTGGGGAAGGTTTCGATGTCGAACACGTAGTCGTTACTCATTACAGATTACTAAGTGACGGGGGCCGAAGCCCCCGCTTCAATTACGCCAAGAACGATGGGAGGCCAGCAAACGGTGCGGCAGGCATTGCTGGTGCTGGCGCAGCAGTTGGGGCAAACATACCAGCAGGAGCACCGGCCACAGCACCAAACATGCCCGATGCGTCAACAGCACCTTCACCGAAGGGGGTGTCATCAGCGGCAAACTGGACAGCAATCAAGTCGCAGCGGATGCCACGGCCGTGCTTGTTGTCCTGCGGCCAAGGCTTGATGGCAGCGTTGACACGGCAACCGCCATACATCTTGCGGGCCAGTTGCTGATAGGCCATCGTGTTGGACGGGTCGATGGGTTGACCATCGGCTTGGATCATCTGTGGTGCAGAGTCGCGGCCGGCAGTGATGAACACATGGCCCGCATAGCCGTCATAGGGCTGGAAGGTCTTCTTGTTGACCTTCTCCTCGCCACGACCAAAGCAGCGGGTCTTGCGGTCGTTCTGGATCATGGACATGACAGCTTGAGCGTGTTCCTTCCACTTCTCCAGTGCCAAGGCGCCGTAACGTGCCATGAACTGCTGGAAGCCAGCATGATCCTGGGGCATGATGAACTCGCAGTTGTACGAGATGCGCTCTTTGCCGGTCTGCTCGTTGACCTGCTTTTGTGGTTCAGCGAGGTGAGGGAAGGACAGACGGACGTTCGACAAGAAAATGATTTCGGACATAACAATTACCTTTCAATGATTACAGAAGCCAAGCGGGAAGCTCGGCGGGGGTTTCCACTGCACTGAATAACGGTGCAGCATTCTTAACGACCGCGGGACGGCCATCAGATTCGGGGACAACGGTCAGTTTGCCGGCCATCTTGACAACGTACTCTGTTTCCATCGTCTTGAGTTGGCGGTCGGTCAGTGTGACCTTTGAGCCATCGCGCTTTTCCCACGTCAACTTTTCAGCCTTGGCGGGTGTCACGAGTTTGGTTTCGTAGATCGCGCTTTTAGGGATGCCCATCTTGACCAGCTTCTCAGCCATGTCATCTTCGGGCAGCGCCCATGCGCGGGAGCCGCGGCCATTGACCAGCTTGAGACCTGGGATGGTCTGACCAGACTCCAGCCGGCGCAGGGCTTCCTTCTCCACACCTTCGAGGAGTTGGCGCATTAAGGGAGCGGCTTCCATGATCTGACGGATTTGGGCGTCATCCATCGTGGATGGGTCTTTATCGGCAGATTGCTGCGCGACATCGAGTGTTTGCGTTACAACGGGTTGGAACATGATTCCGACCTCCTTCATTACGTTACCTGCCAGCGCGGCACAGGAGCCTTTTGCGCGGCAGAATTTACATTGACTTTCACCCGGTACAAGCGGCGCATCTGGTTGGTCAGTTGCGGCAGCTTGGGTGATGATTGTACCCATGTTGGACAGCAAGGAGCGCACCGACACGTCATGCGAGGTGATCGGTTTCATGCCTTTCAGCGCCAGCTTGGGCTGGATGATGGTCATGCGCACAGTCTCAAACGGATAGTCACCGTTAACGGGTAACTTGTAGCCTGCCAGCACACCATATGCGTACTGTTCAAGCTGCAAGTTACCTTCGGCGCTAACGATGCCCATACCGTCCTTGTAGTCGATGAGTTCAAGGGTGTTGCCACCGATGATCTGCACGTCCACCGTACCTGACAGGTCTTTGCGACCCAGTAAGTGCTCGGGGTCCACACGGGTTTCGCTGATTACCTCACACAGGCCGTTGTGCTCGGCTACACGTTGGTCAATGTAATCCAGTGCAGATTGCACACGGGCAGCACGGTCAGAGTCAACCACAAACTTACCTTCGTGATCTTCCATCTCCGCGCCTATGTAAAACGATGCCTTATCGTTCTCTTTAAGACACACCTCCAGCAGCATGTGCGAGTGGGTGCCGTCGATAGCGGCGGGACCGCCACCCTCGTCAGGGTACTTGGCCTCCTCTCGAATGCTGCCAGGGCACAAGGCCCAGCGGCTGCGCTTCGAGGGGGACAACTTGGCGTGATCGCTCACTTCAGGGCTTCCACACCACTGTGCAGCGCAGCATAGTGCTCGGGCTTCACATCGTTGATGTTCTGGTAGCCCATGCCGGTCAGGACGCCTTGGATCATGGCACCCTTTTGTGGGCCGAGAGCCTTGTAGGCGCTCATCACGTAATCAATCAAGCCCTTGGGGTCTGAGAACGGTGCGCCAGTAGGAGCGGGGGCTGGCGCAGGGGTCAAAAATGTGGGAGGTGCTGGCATGACCGGTGCAACGGCTACTGGCGCGGGTGCAGCAACTGGGGCAGCTTGTACCACAGGTGCGGGGGTTGGTGCAACAGTCGCAGGTGCTGCTACATTGCTCGACTCAAGTTTGGCAGTCAGGGCAACCACGGCAGCGGTCAGGGCTTCAATTTTCTGTTCGAGTGACATAAAGTTTCTCCAAAGGATTACGGATTACAGGGGGTTGAATTGTGAGGCGATCTTCAACAAACGCCTCGACTATTTCACGATGCACTTCGCTTGGCTTCCCGAGCTTCTGTGCTTTCTCATGAAATTTGATGCGCGTCTTGTCTGTCACTCGGACAGTCATGAACGCTGATTTGGGTGGGTGTGTCATAAATAATTTTCTTGACCGTTCCCGCAAGTGTACACGACTGTGATACGATTGTGCAACTGATTCAAAAATTATTTTGGAAAAAGAAAAGCCCCGGTGGTAAGACCGAGGCTTAAAAAGAGACTTCGATGAACATGTCGGCAACTGCTATCACCAACGGGTCCATTCTATGACGGCGCCACAGACTGTGCAATCACATCCAGCATCTGTTGATGCCTACATTCGACATGGTTGGAGCCTTGTACCCATACCAGCCAACACCAAGGGGCCACGCACCCCAGGTTGGAACCTCAAACAAAACGCTCTGAAGGCCCAAGGCGACCTGCCACCGGGCTACGGCATCGGTCTGGCCCATGCGTACAGTGGCACGATGGCTCTTGACATCGACAACTGGACCGTGACCACTAGCCTGCTGGCCGAGCACGGGATTGACCTTGATGCTCTCTACACAGCACCCGATGCTGTGGTGATTAACTCGGGTAAGCTGGGTCACGGCAAGCTGCTGTATGCGATGCCTTTTGGTGCGGCGCTGCCGTCAAAGAAGATCATGCACGGCGGCATCACTGCCTACGAACTGCGCTGCGCCACCGTCAGTGGTGTCACGGTGCAGGACGTGCTGCCCCCATCTATACATCCCGAGACGTTGCGGCCCTATCACTGGGCGGGCCACGGTCATTGGACTCGGATGCCGGTCATCCCCCAAGCCCTGCTGGACTTATGGAATGGGATGCTGGCGCAGGACAAAGAGCGCACCATCGCCACAGACGGCTCGATTGATGCTTCGTGGGAGGAGATCAGGCAAGCCCTTGACGCGGTGCCGGCCGACTGTACTCGGGATGAGTGGGTCGGCATCGGCATGGCGCTCCACTGGGCAGGCACACAGACCGATCAGCTTGAGCAGGCGCTGTCGCTGTGGAACGAGTGGAGTGCTACGGCCCTTACCAAGTATCCGGGTGAGCGCGAGATTCTGACGCAGTGGGTCAGCTTCCGGCCCGATAAGGCTACCGCGGTCAAGCTGGGCACCCTGTTCCACATCGCCAAGTCACACGGCTGGCAGCGGCCCCTGCCCGATGCGTCCGAGTTGTTCAGCAAGATTGAAGTGCCCGTGATGGAGCCGATCAATGTGCTTGACGGGCTGCGACCCAAGCCACCCGAGATGGACCTGTCTTTGTGGCCCCACATTCTCAAAACTCGATCTACTGAGATTTCAGAAAGCGTGGGCTGTGACCCTTTGGTCCCTTTGTTCGCTGGGTTGGCCGCTG